TCTCTGATACCACCCGTAAACGGGCGCAGTTTGCCAAGAACGTGAGCGGCTTCGCGGAAGGTGGAGCGGTGGACGTGACCTATGGGACAGAAGATGTTCCTATAGAATGGGGGCGCACTGAGATGGATTGGGAAAGCCATAAGCTTATCCGTGGAACGCAAGCCCAGGTCCGTGGTCGTTACTACAATGACAATGACGGAGAAGGCACTTTTTAATGTTTCACGTGAAACATTCGGAGTAAGGTCATGAAACGAAACCTGACTGCACAAGTTGCGGAACAGATGGATATCTCCAAGAAGGAGGCTGGAGGTCTTATGGCCAAGGCCAAGAAGGCCAACGATTTAGAAGGATTCCAAACTGGAGGACTTCACCCCGGAACTGGTGGTTTTGAGCCACAGAGGTACTTTGGTGCCGGTTATTTGAAACGTAACGATGGCGGTATCGCCAGAAAGACGAAGGTGTACTGATGCCTAGCAGAGCAACGATTGATTCCATAAACAAGCTGGCTCGGAATCCCAGAGCTACCCTTTCTCCCCGTGATGACTTACGGGTAGTTAATTTCATGGAGCGAAACGCTCCCCCTCCCATGCCTACAGAAGATGTAGTCCTGAACGAGTACGTTCAGATGAATGACGGCGGTATGGCCAAGAAAACGAAGGTGTACTAATGCCCGATAACGTATTATATGACTCTGAAAAAGCAGCGGATTCTTATGCAGCTTCCAAAACGGAAGAAACGGGCAACCAGTATTCCGTGTTCAAAGTAGAGGGTGGATGGGTTGTTAAGGAAGCTTACAACCCTGTAGGAGAATGGGAAGCAGCAGATGAGGCCGCAGGAATATCTACTCGCGCAACTGGCGGCATGGTCGATGAGCTAGGCTACATGCACGGTGGGATGCCCCATCCGAAGCGCGGTCCAATCAAGTATGCTGCAGGCGGTGCTGTGAGAGGAAAACGCTTCGTGGGTACTTTTTAATGCAAGAAGAATTCTTACAAGACGTAATCTATCCCAAACTACCTGATGCCCAAGAGGAAGCACGTCGCGTGGATGGTCAAGTATCTCCTGTCCACGATCCAGAAGGTAATATAACTGGATATAAAGTATTTGGTAGGGCCGAATTAACTATTTCTGAGAAATTAAGGGGGGTTGTGCAAGGTTCTACAGTACCAGGAAGTACATCTGATATTTCTGCGGGGGTTATGCTGGGTGATACTATCGAAGCCACTAAAGGAAGGCGTACTGGGCAAGATCTTATAGACTATGAACGGATCACCGCGATGATCCCCGAGGAATATCAACAAGAATTTGGAAGTGGCTCTCTTTCCCTTCAACGGGAACACGGAGATAAGGATTTTGAGGGTAAAGAACTAAGTGCTCGGTATTCTTTGCCCATAGGAGAGGCAACCGCCTCCGTACACGGTGGTGTGCGCGAGGAAAAGAGAAATATAGTCCCAGAACAAGTTCAACGGTTGTTCCAGAACTTAATGTTAGAACAACGTAGACGAAATCTTGGAGCAAGTGTTCGAGGTCGTATCGGAAAAGGAGTAGGCTCCCTTAATGTTAATCGTATGTGGGGGGACACGGCTTCACCTCAAAGTAGATTTCAGGATACAAGGCCAACCTATGATGCCCCGCATGTAACTAGCGTGGGCGCACAATACCGAATGCCAGTAGGGGCTGGAGAATTTGTTTTTTCTGGGGAAGGTTCGCAAGGAAGAGGTGATGAGCTTGATTGGAACGTTGGCGCACAATTTAGATATCCCTTTCCGAGATGATGTAGATTTTTAATGGCAGACCCGACTACTTTCGCATATGCAGTTTTGAAAGCTATCCAGGATCGTATTAAGTTAACGGAAGAAGCTATCCTGCAAGGAAATCCAAAGAGCATGGAGTCTTATAGACAACTGGTAGGCGAATTAAGTGGTCTTGCCTTTGCCGAGCAGGAAGTAAAAGATGCCTTGCAATCATGGGAGGAAGAATGACCAAAACTCTATTTGTACCGGACCACGTTACTAAAAGTATGGATGAGAGACTAAAGAACCAAAGTGACGCAGTATCTGCTGCATATATAAAGGAAACGAACAGGGTTCTGGACCCTGGACGTTTAGAAGTGACATTAAATGAGCGCCTCCCACAGCCTACGGGATGGCGCCTTCTTGTTATGCCGTACATGGGGAAAGCCACCACGGATGGTGGTATTCATATCCCAGATGCTACGAGAGATCGTGAAGCGTTAGCGACAGTAGTTGCTTACGTTCTGAAGGTCGGACCATTGGCTTATAAGGATTCTGGTAAATTTGGAGAGTCCCAGATGCCATGGTGCGAAGAGGGCCAATGGGTTTGTATTGGCCGTTACGCCGGCGCTCGTTTCAAGATAGACGGCGGCGAAGTCCGTATCATCAATGACGACGAGGTCATTGCGACGATTCTTGAACCTGATGATATTAAACATGTCTAGAAAGGAGAAGAGAGCCATGGAAACCATGACATGCCAATTGAGGAAACTAAAATTGATATTGGGGATTCCGAGGAATCTGCCGTAGACGTTAATGTTGGGGAAGAACCTACCTCCCAACCTGTAGTAGAAGAAAAATCTGCTGCCCAGGAAGATGAACTTGAAGAGTATAGTACTGGGGTCAAAAAACGCATTGGGGATCTGACCCATAAATGGCGAGAAGAGGAACGGCAAAAGCAGACCGCTGTTAAGTATGCGGAGAATGTCCGTAAAGAAAACGAAACCCTTAAACAACGCCTGGATTCCCTGGATAAAGGGTATCAGGAAGAATTTGGAAGCCGGGTTACCTCACAACTTGACTCTGCAAGGCGTCTTCTTAAAGAAGCCCATGAGAGTGGTGATGTAGATAAAATTGTTGACGCCCAAGAAGCCTTGTCCAATCTAGCTTTGGAAAAAGGAAAATTAGCCAAAGCCCAACGAGAGGTTAAGGCAGACAAAGCGGAACCTCAGCAACAGCAACCTTCACCTCAGCAACCTGTACCTCAGCAACAGCAACCTGCAGCACCACCTGACCCCAAAGCACAAGCTTGGGCGAGGAAGAATGATTGGTTTGGGAACAATGAAGTTATGACATATGCCGCTTTTGGGGTGCATAGACGACTTATAGAGGACGAAGGGTTTGACCCGCAGTCCGATGAGTACTATTCTGAGCTTGATAATCGTATGAGGACTGAATTTCCTCATAAATTCGATGAAAAGTCGAAATTAAACGGGGGAAGCCGCAAGGTTGCGTCAGCCGAGGCTTCAAAATCCCGCAATAGAAGTGGACGAAAAACTGTGCGGTTAACACCTTCACAGGTTGCGATTGCTAAGAGGCTCAATGTGCCGCTTGAAGAATACGCAAAATATGTGAGGGATTGATCATGAGTAATACTGAGAGCACGACTCGCCAAAAGTCTACACGGACGCCTCGAACCAATGAGACCCGTGCCAAAAAGGTACGCAGGGAACCTTGGAAGCCACCATCCATACTGGATGCGCCACCTCCACCTGAAGGGTACACTCACAGGTGGATACGAACCGAAGTTGCAGGGTTTGATGACCGTAAAAACGTATCAGCCAGAATCCGTGAGGGCTGGGAACTGGTACGCGGTGAAGAATACCCGGACTTTGATATTCCTACGATTCAGGATGGGCAACATGCCGGAATCATTGGAGTGGGTGGCTTATTGTTAGCAAGGATCCCGTTGGAGATCGTCGAGGAACGCAATGATTATTTCCGGGGAATGACCCGCCAACAAATGACGGCTGTTGATAACGATTTAGCCCGTGAACAACATCCGGCAATGCCGATTAGTAAACCTGATCGGCAATCCCGTGTAACTTTTGGAGGTCTCAAAGAAGGAGACCAGGAGTAAAATAATATGGCCAACAGTGCAGGAGCATTTGGTCTACGTCCCTTACAGATGTTGGGACAGGCCGCTAACTCTACTGGTGCTGCCAATTATCCAATGTATGAAATTGCCAATGGCAATACTAACGCTATCTACCATGGTAGCCCCGTTATCCCGCTTACCACGGGATATATCGACATAGTTGGGGCCGCTGCTGGTGGAACCGTTAGTCTGCTTGGTGTTTTCATGGGTTGTGAATATGTGGCGAGTACCACGTTAAAGCCTACGTTTAGTAACCTTTGGCCTGGTTCTGGTGCAGATAGCAATCATCCTATTAAAGCGTATGTTGCTGATGACCCGAACCAGTTGTTTGTTATAACTACTGATGCCACGTGGACCAGTAAAGCAACCGCTATTGCTGATAGATTCAAGAACGCACAGTTTGCGACAGCGACAAGCGGAACAACTGCTACTGGTGTTTCTGGTGCTCAAGTAGATATAAGTACTGCAGCGACCACAGGGCCCGACTTCCATCTCAGGATTATGGGATGGGAAGACAATCCAGAAAATCTGGATTTCACGGCGGCTGGGGTTGGTGTGATTGTTCGTTTAAACAATCACTTTAACGCGCCAAATGGTTCCGCTAACGCGGGTACAACCATTTCCGTTACTGGCATTTAGAGGAGTTGAGAGATGGCTATTTCAAGAGCTCAACTAGCGAAAGAGCTAGAGCCTGGCCTCAACGCCCTTTTTGGACTTGAGTATGCCAGGTACGATAACGAAGCATCAGAGATTTATGACACGGAATCCTCAGAACGTGCATTTGAGGAGGAGGTCATGCTTTCCGGTTTTGGGTCTGCCCCGGTAAAAACGGAAGGAACTGCTGTTTCATTTGATGATGCACAGGAAGCGTATACCGCCAGGTATACCATGGAGACTATCGCACTTGCCTTCTCTATCACGGAAGAAGCAATTGAGGACAACCTCTATGATCGTCTAGCTTCCCGCTATACAAAAGCGTTGGCACGTAGCATGTCCAATACCAAACAGGTAAAGGGTGCCGCTACTTTAAATAATGCTTTCGATAGTAACTTTGTAGGCGGTGATGGGCTGGAGCTTTGCTCCACGGCTCATGTCTTGGTGAACGGCAACACATGGGCCAATGAGCCAAGCACCGCTGCCGACCTGAACGAGACAAGTCTAGAGAACGGGCTTATCGACGTTGCGGGTTATGTGGATGAACGGGGGCTTAAAGTTTCTGTTCGTGGACAAAAGTTGATTATTCCAGCAGCACTTCAGTTTGTTGCGGATCGTCTTCTAGAATCCACTCTTCGTCCAGGTACTGCCGATAACGATATAAACGCTGTACGGAACATGGGAATGCTTCCGCAGGGTTATGCCGTTAACCATTATTTGACGGATACCGATGCATGGTTCATGCGGACGGATGCTCCTCGAGGCTTCATCCACTTTGAACGTATGCCGATGTCTACAAAGATGGAAGGTGACTTTGATACAGGTAATGTAAGGTTTAAGGCCCGTGAGCGTTATAGCTTTGGGTACTCAGACCCACGTTGCGTGTACGGTTCCCCCGGCGCATAACATAAGATCACGGGAGGGGGACAACCCCCTCCTTTTTTTTCTGGGAAAACTAGCCCTAGCGACTGACCCAGCAGACGCTCACAAAGACTCTAGGGCGAAACCTTTTGTGAGAAGGTACTATTATGGCGAATACACATTTTTCAGGGCCGGTAACATTTTCAGCGGCACGGCCTACCCTCCAAAATCTTAATATTGGCACATGGCCGGATCAAACTCGGTTTATGGACGACTTCACTGGCATTGTGTTGGATGCCACCAATGATTGGACTGTTGTAAAAGACTCAGGTGCTTCAGCAGGACTACAGGCAGATGCTTTGAATGGAGTAGTTGATCTTACTTCGGCTGCTACTACTGATAATGACGGTAGTTCCATTCAAGGGAATGAAATCTGGGGTCTTCCCTCAACAGCCGGTGAAAAGCTTTATTTTGAGGCTCGGTTCCAGATGTCTGATGTCGATCAGATGGATATGTTCATTGGCGTTTGTGAAAATTTTGCAACAAATCCAGAAGCTATTTTCACTGCATCCAATAGAATTGGGTTCCAGATTGATGACGGGGATGCGACTCCTCATTTGATTACAGAATCGGGTGACACTGAGACTGATACGACCTTGTCAGGCACTACGTATGATCTTTCTGACGCGACGGATGTTACGGTTAGTTTTGTAGCGACGAAGGGTACAAGTACCGATGTAGTAGATTTCTATATCAATCGTACCAAAGTTGGTACTCATACTACGAATGTTCCGACAGCCAATATGACGCAAGCAGCAGCAGAAGTTTCTGGTAATGCTACCGGGACAAAGTCAATGAGTATTGACTACATTATGGTCGCACAAGACCGTGGTGTTAGTTACTAACCCAGGGGAGTAACTTAAATGGCTGATGTCTTTGTAGAAAAAGTCATTGAGGATGGTCCTCGTAACTTTGTTAAATCTTTTTCGTACACGCACGTTGACACTGGTCAATCTGCGGTTATGGCAATAGATGTTTCTGGATTATCCACTCTTCAAGATGGAACGGCTTGCACTGGAGTTCGTATTAATAAAGTACATTTTAGTACGTCAAATCTTGAATTAAACATTTTATGGGATGCTAGTACTGATGTATTAGCAATAGTGCTACCAACAGATTATCAAGGTAGTTTTGATTTCTCTTCCTTTGGGGGCCTAGTAAATAGTGCTACAAGTCCTACTGGGGATATCAGATTTACTACTATTGGACATGCCGCTGGTGATGATTACACCGTGGTCCTAGAATGTATTAAGGAGTTCTAAGATGGCTGATGAATCTGGCAGAACGATATCCGATGCCGATAGAAAACGTGCCAAGCGTGCCAAGATGGCTGATGAATCTGGCAGAACGATATCCGATGCCGATAGAAAACGTGCCAAGCGTGCCAAGGATGACTACAAGCCCAGCGAGAAGAGCCAAGAGGACGTAATAAAAAAGCTTCTTGCTCAATTTGGTAGTAAAATTAGGCAGACAGATCGTGTCAAACTCAGAAAGTACATTGGAAAGTCACCAGAGCCGGAATTGAAAAAAGGCGGTGCCGTAAAGCGTAAAAAGGGTGGTACTGTCAAACGGTCCCGTGGTGGAACGGCTAAGAAGAAGTAGCTAGTACCGTGGACGATCTTTCCCGTAAGAATGAGCTTGAGCTTGTCGCCATCAAAGGTGAGCTCAAGCTTCTTTCTCAAAAGATAGATGTTATTAAGACAAATGACATTTATCATGTCCAAAAGTCCCTGGACACTATGAGCAAGCGCTTATGGGCGATAGGATTTCTGATAATAGGACAGTTAGTGGTGGGACTTCGCATGATGGTTTGGGGTTAGGAGATATTTAATGGCAACTTCTGGATCGGTTGATTTCAACCTGGATA